AACAACTAATAAAGGAAGCGTATTAAAACCAGAGACTACTTTTTTTGTAAGAACTGTTGAGCCTGATAATACAGGTCTAGTTTCTTTGGTTTTAGAGGAACAATAATGTCTGAATATAGATTAGAGACTGAAGAAGATATGTCTGCTTATTTGGATATTCAATATGGACATGGTGTTTCTTCTGTTTACACAAATAGCAGTGGTACTGCTGCAACTATTAACATTATTTTAAATAATGAATATGTTGAGCAAGAAGAAGGAATAGGTGTTGAAGCATTAAAGCCAATAGCTTATTGCAGAACTGTAGATGTTCCTAGTATTGCATTTGGTAATACTTTAAATGTATCTGCAATTAAAGATGTTGATGGAAACATTTTAAAAGCAGCACAAAATTATACTGTTGTTAATATCCAGTCAGATAGAACTGGTTTTTCAGCATTGATGTTGGAGAAAATATAGTGGCAAATCATGTAAGACAACAAGTGCGTGAATATTTTGGTACTACTTTAAACAACTTAACAACAACTGGATCAAGAGTGTATGAGTCCAGAGTTTATCCATTAGAGACAGTTCCAGCTTTAGTTATTTACACAAAGTCTGAAACATCTGAGCCAATAGTAATTGGTACAGATAGATTAATGAGTAGAGATTTAAGTGTTGTTGTAGAAGGCTATGCAAAAGCTGTAAGCAATTTTGACGATACTATAGACACGATAAGTAAAGAAGTTGAAGAAGCTATTGCTGCTGATAGAACATTAGGTGGATTAGCAAAAGATACTTATCTGGAATCTACTGAAATTGAATTTAACGCGGAAGGTGAGAAACCACTTGGGTATGTCTCAATGACCTTTCTAACTAACTACTATGTCAAGGAAAAAAATCCTGACGTAGCATTATAGAGGAGACAAATTATGAAAATGATTAGTCCAGATGGCAATATTTCTATAGATGCTCATCCGTCAAAGGTTGAGTCATATTTGAATATGGGTTGGAAAGAAGAAGCAGCCCAAACAATTAAATCTTCTTCAAAAAAAACTAAAAACGAGGTAAAAGAAAATGGCGATACATAAAGGAAGTGAAGGTACAGTCCACGTTGGAACTGATGCTGTAGCTGAAATTAGGTCTTATTCTGTTGAAGAGACTGCTGATACTCTTGAAACAACATCTATGGGTGATGCTGCTAGAACTCATTTAGCATCATTAACATCCTTCTCAGGAAGTTTAGATGTGTATTGGGATGAAGCAGATACAGCTCAAATAGCTTTAACTGTTGGATCAAGCGTAACTATTAAGTTCTATCCAGAGGGTACAGCTAGTTCTGCAAAATACTATTCAGGTACAGCTATTGTGACTGGTGTTTCAAGAAGTGCATCATTTGATGGATTGGTTGAAGCTAGTATTTCTGTTCAAGGAACAGGTGCTTTAACACTAGCAACAGCATAGAACTATGTCAGCAATAGATAACGCAAAAAAACATTTTGCAGAGCAAGATGTAAAAGTAATCGAAGTGCCTGAATGGGGTGAAGATGATAAGTCCTTAAAGATATACAGTAAGCCATTAACGCTAGCTGAAACTTCTAAACTTTACAAAATGAGTAAAGAAGATGATCTAACAATGATGGCTTATGTTCTTATCTACAAAGCATTAGATGAAAATGGAGATAAACTTTTTGATTTAGCAGATAAAAACGCTTTATTAAATAATGTTGATAGAGAGATATTAGTAGGCGTTGCTACACAAATTATGGGACAAGAACCTATTGAGGACGTTAAAAAAAACTAATAGAGGATACTAATTTATATGTGCAATATGCACTAGCAGAAAAACTTGGAAAAACCTTAAAGGAGCTTCAAGAAATTAGTGTCCATGAATATCAAGGATGGATAGCTTACTTAGAGTTAGCTGAAGAGAAACGTAAACATGGCAAATAAAAAAGTAAAGTTTGAATTAACAGCAGTAGATAAGACTAAAGCAGCTTTTGATAAAGTTACTAAAGGTCTTAAAGGTGTTGGTGGAGCTGCTGCAACTGCATCAAAAGGTGTAGCTGGTGTAGGTCTAGCTGCAACTGCAACTGCTGGTGCTTTAGCTATTCTTGTTAAAAAATCTTTTGATTTTATAGATGCTGTTGGTAAAACTTCAACAATGACTGGTATCGCTACAGATACTATTCAGGCATTTCATTTAGCAGCCAGAGAATCAGGAACAGATATTGAAGGTGCTAATAAAGCACTTGTTAAATTTGCAAGAAGTGTTGGTGATGCTCAAAGAGGATTAAAAACACAACAAGATATATTTAAAGCTATCAATGTTGAATTAGTAGATGCTGCTGGAAATTATAGAAGCACTGATGAGATTCTAGCTGATACAGCAGATGGCATATCTAATCTAGGCTCACAAACCGAAAAAGCAACTGCATTAGCTAATTTATTTGGTAGACAGGGTATATTGCTTACATCTGCAATAGAAGATTTATCACAAAAAGGTTTAGATGGTTTTATTAAAAGAGCCGAAGATTTAGGTTTAATTTTATCAACAAAAGTTATTAGAAGAACAGAGCAGTTTAATGATGCTGTTGGTGTTCTTGGTATGCAAGTAAAAGCTGTTAGAGATAATATTACAACTGCTTTTCTACCAGCATTAGAAAAGATGCAGAAAATGATAGCTGAAAAGTTTACAGAAATACAAAAATCTGCTGGTGGTTTTGATAAATTAGGTATGAATATAGCAAATGCTGTTATAGAAGGTATAGCAGCAGCAATAAGAGCATTAGGTGAGTTTCAATTAGCATTAGCAACTGTATCAGTCAATTTAGATACTATATTGCCAAATATGACTTTGAAATTTGCTAATTTTGCACAAAAAATATTAGAAATTTTACCAGCAACAAAGGCTGTAGCAACAGCAATAGAAATAGGATTAATAAAAGCTGAAGCGGAATTAGCTATACAAACAAATGAATTGGTTGCAGCTAATACAAAATTTAGAAATGGTGCTAATTCTTTAGCCGATGGATTACTTGGTTTAAAAATTACAAACGATGATTTAATTGATTCTACAAATACTTTAGGCGATGGAACTAAAAAGTCTGCTGATGCTATGTTTGATGCTATGAATCCTTTGACTGCATATAAAAATTCATTAGAAGATGTAGGTAAAACATTAGATACAATAGCGGTTAATTCAATGAAAAAATTTGAAGATTCTATAGTCGAGGGTTTAAAAAGTGGCAAATTGGCATTTAAAGATTTCGCAGATTATGTTGTAGAACAATTAATACGAGTGGCAATACAGCAATTAGTTATTGCACAAATTACTGATCCATTTAGAAAGTTTTTAGGTGGTTTTGATTTATTTTCAGGAAATACAAGTAATAGCAAATCATCTGGCAAAGTCAGTCTTGAAGGCGGTGGCTATACAGGTATGGGAGCAAGAGCTGGTGGTATAGATGGAAGAGGTGGATTCCCAGCAATATTACATCCTAATGAAACTGTTATTGACCATAATCAAGGTCAAAGCATGGGAGCTACAGTCAACTTCAATATATCAACAGTAGATGCTGCTGGATTTGATCAGTTGTTAGCATCAAGAAAAGGATTAATAACATCAATCATAAACAATGCCATGAATAATCAAGGCAAAATGGGAGTAGTCTAATGTCTGGTCAATTTCCTACTAATCCAAATTTTAGATCTTTAAATTTTAAAGATAACAGACCTACTTTAGTAAACCAGACTTTATCTGGTAGAAAACAAGTGAGACAAATAGGATCTCAATATTTTTCTTTTACAGTGCAAATGCCACCTTTACAACAAGAAAAGAGTCAGGAAATATTTGCATTTTTACAAAAACAAAAAGGTTCTTTTGAGGACTTTACTATAGTCGCACCATTAGATAATTTAGGTGCTGGTAAATCAGAAACAGATATTCAAGTTGTTGGAAGTCATGTATCTGGTGATGCTTCTATAGCAATAGATGGATTTACAGCTAACCAAACAGGTGCTTTAAAAGCTGGTGATTTAATTAAATTTGCTAATCACTCTAAGGTCTATATGGTGCAATCAGATATTGATGCTAATAGTTCTGGTCAATTAACTGTTCTTATATCACCAAACTTAGTAACAACTCTTGCAGATAATGAAGCTGTTACTGTAAATAAACCAAGTTTTACTGTTTATCTGGAAAGCGATGAAATTATAAGATCAGATACTATTGGTGGTTTTAGCAGTATTTCATTTGATGTTAGAGAGGTTATTACCTAATGCCAAGAAGTCTATCTACTGATTTACAAACCCAAGTATCATCAAC